ACTTGGCAAGCTACCTGAGATGGTTAGAAACCGCATGGGTTATATGCAAGATGGTGGAATGGTTGATGATTCACTTATGGGAATGATGAAAGGTGGAATGGCTAAAAAGAAGAAAGGCTATGGCTATCAAGATGGTGGCCCAGTATCTCCTGAAGTTTACGCATCTACAATAAGAAAGCTTGTTGATAAGCTGGGTGGTGCCGAACCTGAAGGAATGTACACTCCGGAAGGTGGACTTACTAGAGAAGGGTACGCTAAAATGTTAGGTGCAAGCCCTGAAAGTATTGCTATAGATACTTTAAGTTTTCAAAATCCTGCTAATTTTGTATTTAAAGTTAGTGGCAAGGGAGCAAATACTGGAGTAGACGTAGGTGGGACTACCAGATCGTCTGGTCAACTCCCATTAAAGTCAAAGGTCTTAGACCCTCTTATGAGAGAAAAAATACAAAACCCTTTTGAAAGGTTGGACTTTGATGTTCTTTTTAGTAAAATTAAACCAATGGGTTATCAAGAAGGTGGTATGGTTGGCCCTCCAGCACCACAGAGAAATGAAATAATGCAACCCGGACAAGTTCCACCCGGAACGGTTATGGGCCCTTCAGATGCTGATATAGAACAACTTAGGATGTTAAGAGCTATGGAGCTTAAAAATTCTATAGAAGATAGCACTGTTCAAAAAGCTAGGGATAGTTTAAAACTTATGGGGTTATTAGATTCCTTGAGAAACAATCCACAGGATATTGACATTTTAGACAACCCAGATACTTTAGAGGGTTCACCATTTTTAGATGATAACACAATATATCTTAAAAAGCCATCAAGAGGTGAAATGATTAATAAAATGATGCAAATGGGCTATATTTAATGGATCAAGACCCTAGAGCTTTATACAATGAAGAGCTTTATCGGAAATGGCGTGATGCACGTTCTGATTGGGATACTGAAGCTCGTAAAGACATTGATTTTTATCTTGGTAATCATTTTACTTCTGACGAGTCCGATGAATTAGCATCAAGAAACCAAGCAGATATACCAATGGATCGTATATCTGGAGCTATTGAAAAGTTTAAAGCAGTTCTTACGGCTAGGCCTCCGGCATTTACCATAACCCCAAGAGAAGATTCCGATGTTCAAGTATCTTCATTGTGGCGTACTGTCATGGGTTATATTTGGCAAATATCAGACGGTGATTGGCAGATGAAACAGGCCATACAAGATTATGCTACTACAGGAATGGGTTATTTGTATACTTATATAGATAGCACATCAGATTTCGGTAGAGGTGATGTCAAGTTCACATATATTGACCCCTTCAGAGTTTATGCATCTCCCAGTTCTCGTGATAGGTGGTTTAGCGATTCAGATGGTCTTATCCTTTCTACCATACTGACTGGCGAGCAAGTCATCAACCTCTACCCTGAATTGGGTGATAAAACAGACCCTATAACTGGAGAAACAATACCGGGTCTCATTAATGAAATATCCGGTTTTACTTATGATGAAGAGGATTATCCATCTTCTCAAAATAGAAACTCAATGACTGTTTTTACACCAGCAGAGACAAAAGACAAGGATTACTACCAAGTAAAAAAATATCAAATATTAGAAAGATTTTATAAAGTAAAAGTTCCTTTTTATAGGATTATTGACATGCAGACTCAAGAAGAGGATATATTATCTCAAGAAGAGTATGCTGTATTTATGGAAGGTAATTCAGAAGCTGTAGAGATGGGTGCTTTTACAGTGGTTGAGGTTTTACAGAATAGAGTTAAAGTTTGTGCCTCTATGGGTGAGGTTGTTCTTTATGAGCAAGTTCTAAATACAGATGAATACCCCATCATACCCCTTCCCAATATCTGGACTGGAACACCTTACCCTAAGAGTGACGTTTCAAGAACTAGACCAATGCAAAGACTTTTAAATAAGTTATGGTCTTTAGCACTGTCTCATGCACAGGCTTCTGCTGGTTTGAAACTTTTAGTACCGTTAGGCAGTGTTGATGATGTCAGTCAATTAGAACAAGACTGGGCTAATCCTAACGCTGTTATAGAAGTAGATTCATCTCAAGGCGAGCCCCATTATCCTTCTCCTCAACCATTGTCTGGGGAGTTTTACAGACTAATTCAACAGTCTGAATTTTATATTGACTTTATTTTTGGCTTGCCTGAGATGATGCATGGTTTTTCAGAGAAGGCTCCAGAAACAATGAGAGCCACAGAAAGAATGATAGCTTTAGGTAGCGAAAGACCAAAGTCAAAACTTAGAGATATAGAGTTTAGCATCAATAGATTGGGTAAAGTTATCTACAACTTGTCCAAAGGTCACTATACTCATAAAAAGATTTTTCGTTTGTCACAGCCAAATAACAATATAACTGAAGTTATGGCTAACTTCTATACAGATGTTAGTGGTGCTGTTTTAGATTTAAAGAAAGATAGACATGCTTTAGACCAGCATGATATAAGAATTGAACCGGGATCAACAATGCCATCAAACAAATATGCTGAATTAAATGTATATTTAGAGGCATTTAGAATGGGTATAGTTGATCGTTACGAAGTGCTAAAGAAAAACCCTGAGTTGTTTGATAAAGAAGGTATTATGAGGAGAACTGAAGAAAAGCAATTAATGCAAAATCAAATAAAGTCTATGGAAGCACAAATAAAGAATTTGCAAGGTGACTTGCAGACTGCCCAAAGAGAATCTGTTAGTGACAGAAAGAGAGTTGAAGTTGAGAAATTTAAGTCTCGACTTAACGAAGTCTCTTCTGAGTCAAAAGCAGATAGGAGGGTACAGCGTAGTAAACTCGAAAACGAGGTGAAGCTCGAAGTGGAGAAATTAGCCAACAACCTGAAAGAAGTTCAGCGTAAGGTTAGTTCAACTCCAGAAGCATAGAGACATCTAAAAGGAGGATATATGTCAACGCTAGAACAACAGGAAGCAAACGTCTTAAACGAACCAGTGGCTAATGGATCTGGACTCGTGGAAGATATTGTCGAGAATCAAATGCCTAATGAGGAAACTCCACAAGAGTTAGCTCAACAGGGTTTGCCAGAAGAAGCACAGGATCAAACTATTTCAGTTGATTATGAAGCTGAGGCTAAGAAGTTTCAATCTATGTATGATCGGTCTCAAGCCGAAAATGCTAAATTGCAACAAGGAGCTCAGATTTTACAGCTACTGGAACAGAGACCAGACCTAGTGCAGAAACTGCAAGACGGTATAGCTAATCCAGAGGACACAGTAAAACAGGAGCCCGGTCTCAAAGAAGATGATTTTAATCCTTGGGAAACTTTTAAACCCGGTACTACAACTGGAGATTATGTTGCTAATCAACTTAATAGTCAGATGGAAAATATCGTGAATAAAAAGTTGGCCCAACAACAGCAACAGATGCAGGCTGAAATGCAACTGAATAACACTGTTAGTGAACTTAGAAGTACTTACAAAATGTCTGATAATGACATTCGTGATTTTCTTAGTTTTACTACACAGCCAAAAGAACAGGTTGGTCTAAATAACCTAGTTAAGCTTTGGCAGATGCAGAATGGACAGTCTGTTGCTAATAATGATACAATACAGGCGGTAAATGCGGCTAAGCAAGCACCCAGAACAGCAGGCGTACTACAGGGACAAGCACCTCAAACGCCTAAAACGGATACTGACAAAGTATTTGATAGCATAATAAGTTCTGGCTCTGGAGCGGCTTTACCATAACAAACACATACTAAGAGGTATATAAATGGCAATATCATATAACAGTGGAACACTAAAGTCCAGTGATATTACTGCTAGTACTTCCTCTGCTGGTGTTGGGACTGCTCCTGATAGAAGGCGAATATTTAATTTCGGTGACAGGGTTGCCGAATTGACTCCTGAAGAGTCACCATTCTTCGTCTATCTGAGTAAAGTAGCTAAATCACCAACAGATGATCCAGTATTTAGATACTTGGAAAATAGGAATAAAATTAGCTTCACAGATCGTTCTTTTTTAATTAAAGGAGCAGTCGGTACTGTTGCGGCGGGATCTTCGTATTCATTTACTGTAGATACTTCCGGCGGTGCGGCTGTAGAATATTTATTAAAGGGAATGGTTTTCGTGGCTCAAACAGTTGATCGCACAGGCGATGCTGGTATTGGTCACGCTATTGTGAGAGTTGATTCAGCAGTAACTCATGGATCTAGTGATTCTTCATTTACAGGAAAAGTAATTGATCTTTCAAATAGTAACGTATCTGGATACAATTCAGTAGCAGATAACGATACTTGTCAGATCATTGGTACTTCATTTGAAGAAGGTTCTGGTTCTCCAGACGTTTGGTCAAGTGAGTTAGAAGATAACTATGGGTACACTCAAATCTTCAAAACAGCGGCTGAAATGACCAATACAGCATACGCAACTCGCTACAGAGGTTACGCTGATGAATGGTCTCGTATCTGGGCTTCAAAGCTTCGTGAGCATAAAATTGACATTGAAAGAGCTATGCTCTTTGGTCAAAAAGCTCGCAGTGGTGGTATTCAGTACACTGAGGGTTTGGTGGGTCACATTCTAAAAAATGTAAACCCAATCGTCAATACTGATGATTTCAGTTACAGCTCTGGAAGTTCATACTACAGAAGTGTAGCACAGTCTGAAATGACTTACGATAGATTACTTAGTGATCTTGAAGTGATTTTTGATCCGGCTCGTGGTGGTGCTTCTGATAAGTTAGTTCTTTGCTCGCTACCAGTTATCACATACTTTAACAAATTAGGTGATGGTAAATTCCTTGATGCTTCTATGGGGCATAGTAATAATAACTATCGTTATGACATGTCTCAAAGACAAGGTGCATTTGGTCATAGCGTGATGGTTATTGACACTATTCATGGAAGACTAAACCTAGTTAAAGAGCCTCTATTTAGGGGTATTGCGGCTGGTTTTATGCTAATGGCTGACATGACTCAAGTATCTTACAGACCTTTAATTGGTAATGGTATTAATCGTGATACGCAAGTAATGACTAATATACAGGCGGCTGATGAGGATCTAAGAAAAGATATGATCCTAACTGAAGCAGGTCTTGAAGTAAGTCTTTCTGAGTCTCACGCTTTATTTAACCTAGAACACGATTAAGGAGTTAGAGAATGAAATCAGATAGTTTAAACGTAAATAGTTCAAGTTATCAAACTGGTGAAAAAGCGTTCCAAAAGATAGATAATTCTGCGGCAGTGACTAGAACACTGACTGCGGCTGAGTCTGGAACTCTTTTTGCTGTGGATATGTCCGCTGTGGATAATAACGTAACATTAACGCTTCCAACAGCATCAGATGCCGTTGCTGGTGTTAATTATGATTTTTGCTTCACTGTTGATTCTGACGATGATGCAGATTTCATTATTACAACCGGTGCAGACGGAACTGATATTTACGGTGGTATTGTTACCTTAGCGGCAAACAGCACAGTAGATGCATTTAATGGCATTTCTAAAATAACAGTAGATGGTTCTGTTGCACAGTCAGCAGAGGGTCTAAAGTTATCTTTAGTTTGCGATGGTACTAATTGGCATCTTAGTGGGCATATTGCAACAGCAGTTGGTACGGTTCATTTAGTTGGATCAGCAACTGCTTAATAATCCGAATCAATAAGGATAGCAGTTTTTTGGTACTGTGGGGGTTGTCGTATAAAGGGCAACCCTCAAAACCAAAGGAAGGTTAAGATATGAAAAAAAAATGTATTCACTGCGGTCACCCAAATAAGGGCGGTTGGTTTTACTGCAAAAGTTGCGGCATGAAAGCTTCTGAGTCAAAGTTCACAACTAATATGTGGATGATGTCTGATATGGGTAAAAGGTCAGATGTCGAACTTTCAACTCAGTCTATGAGTGATAACATTAAAAAAATGAATAAGAATTTATATGGCTCCTAAAAAGAAAGATCCAAGACTTAAAAGAGCGGGTGTTTCTGGATATAACAAACCCAAGAGAACACCTAGTCACCCTACAAAGTCTCACGTTGTTGTTGCTAAAGTTGGTGATAAGATAAAAACTATACGCTTTGGACAGCAAGGTAAAAGAGTTGGCACACTTTCTGGAACTGCTGGAAAGCCAAAGAAGGGTGAGTCCGCTAGAATGAAAGCGAAACGTAAATCATTTAAAGCTCGTCATGCTAAGAATATTGCCAGAGGTAAGATGTCAGCCGCATGGTGGGCTAACAAGGTAAAGTGGTAGAATGGGTAAAACTGTAAGTTGGATGTGGGGTGGTAAAAAGCATTACGGAACTTTGATTAGGGAAACTAAAACACATAAGTTTGCTAGAACAAAGAATGGCAAAGTTAAAAAGATTAAAAAGAAATAGGTAAGGTACTTATGAATAAAAAAGTAAAAGCACCTAACGGCTATCATTGGATGAAGTCCGGTGCTGGTTTTAAGCTTATGAAAAATCCTAGAGGTGGATATAAGCCTCATAAAGGTGCTAGTTTAATGGCTAGTTTTAAGGTACAAATGGCACATTCAAAGGCTAAAAAGAAAAAATAATTATGGCTACTGCTAAGAAAACAAAAGAAGCTATGTGGAAAAGAATAGTAGCTTCTGTTAAAGCTGGCAGTAAAGGTGGAAGGCCCGGACAGTGGAGTGCTCGTAAGGCACAGTTAGCTACAGCTAGGTATAAAAAAGCTGGCGGTGGGTATAAAGGGAAGAAATCTTCCAGTAACAAATTAACTAAATGGTCGAAGCAGAAATGGGATTATGTCAGCAAGGGTGACAAGAAAAAACCTAGAGCGAAAAGAGGGCGTTACTTACCTGAGTCAGTTAGGAAAAGTCTTAGTTCCTCTGAAAAATCTGCTACAAACAGAAGAAAAAGAGCCGCTTCTGCCAAAGGTAGACAAAAAGCTAAATACACAAAAAAGATAGCGGCTAAAGTAAGGAGAGCCTAATGGCTACATTGAAAGTTCGCATAAAGGAAAATATGATGTTAGATAATTATTTTCACGACAGTGTTAATACATTAACTATTGATAGTATAGATGAGATTTATCAGAGAACTGTTGATTGTGCGGCTAGTCAAACTACTACAATAGCCGTTTTTAATGATAACTCTTATGGTGCGGCTGGTGCTATAGATATTCAAGATTCTAAATACATAAGAATCACAAACAAAGATTCAACAAATTCTATAGAGATAGCCGTTGTTGGTAATAGTAGCACAGAGGGTTTATATCAAATAAAATTAGATGCTGGTTATAGTCATATTATTATGGGTGCTGACAATATTATACTTTGCGAAGAAGATACTTCGCCAAGTTTTGCTACCTTGGGAGACCTTTCTAGCATACAGGTAAACCCCGGATCAAACCAAGTAAAAGTTGAAATATTTATAGCGAGTGCATAATGGCTACTTTTAAATATATAATTGAAGAAAATATAACACTTAGCAATCAAGTGTATAAAACTATGATTTCTAAAGAAATTGATTCTATAGATCAATTTTATAGAAGGGTTACAACTTGCACTTCAGGTTCTCAAACAACTATATTAAATGTAGCTTCTAATAATCACGCTAATAATGATGGGTGTCTTGCCCATGATGATGTAAAGTATATAAGAATTACAAACCTTGAAGCTACAAATTCTTGTGAAGTTGCAGTTGTTGGTAATGCTACCAGCTATCAATTTCTTTTAAAGGCTGGAGAAAGCCATATAATACCCTCTACTGATAATTCTATGTTAGCTGAAGAGGATACGAGCCCTAGTTTTGGAACAATGGCTGATATAGATAAGGTTATTGTAAAACCTGAGGGTGGTGATGCTAATGTTGAAATAGTTGCTGTGAGTGTTTAATGGCTACTTTTGAAACTCAAATAGAAATGTTAACTAGTCTTACTATTGATGATAGCAGTTCTCCAACTCGATCTGAGTTAAGTCAGTTTCTTACAGATGGTGCTAAGGAAGTTATAAATCACCTACCAAATGATCTATTAAAACTATGTTCTACTGTAACTACCTTAACAGGTGGTACTAGCCATACTATGAACACTGGCAAAATATTATCAGTTAAAAGATCAGATGGTTATATTTATCACCCCTCTAGGGAAATTCCATCTAGGTTATCCGGTAGGGTAACAGACCCTGACGACATGTTGTTTGCAACTATAAATGATCCTGTATATTACAAAGAAAGCAATAACTTATATTCTTTACCTGAAGGAAACCCTTGGCAGTATGAGGAGGTTCAGTTTCCAACTATCGCTTATGGGGATGATGCTATAAATGTATTCCCTGATGAAGCTGAATATATAGTAGTTTTATATGCCGCTATAAAAGCTTTGCAAAATGCTCTAGGTTCAAAAGTTGCAAATGCGGATATAGTAACAGCTCTAACAGCTATTAATGCAGAACTAGATGAAACTCAAGCAATTTGCGATTTAATTAATACTCAAGTAGATGCGGCTGTAACTCAGCTTGGTGAATCTGCAACTCAAGTTGATGCTGATGTTGATACCGCTTTAACAGCTATAAATACAGCCTCTGATAGAATAAATACAGCAGTAGCGTTAGCTAATACTCAATTTGACAGTGCTGTAACTTCAAACAACGCTGAGGATGTTGAGTTGGCGTCATCTCAAATAAATGCTGGAAACGGTTTTATATCAGAAGCTAGAGCATCAGCAAATGAAGCACAGTCTTTTGTATCTGAGGTGAGTGCTAGAATGTCTCAGGTTAGCGGATATAACACTGTTGTTTCTGGATATATAAATGCGGCTCAAGGGTATGCAACTGAAATACAAAATAAAATAGGAATAGCTCAGGGTTATGCTAGTGAAGTTCAGTCTAGACTTTCAGCTATTACGGCTGATTATTCTTTTATTGAAAAACAGCAAGCTAAATTACAATCAGATTATGAAAAAGCTTTACAAGCTTTAAAGTCGTAAGGATATATAATGTCAGTACATTCATTAACAGCAAAGCAAATAATAAGTAGAATAAAATTAGTATTTCCAGATGTCCCAGATACTTATATTATGAGTCTAATAAATGAAGCTTTAGTTGAAATGGGGAACTACCATACTAAAAATATTCAAGCTAAATTAAGCACTGTTGCAGATCAAATGTTTTATGACATAAGTGATAGTGCAAAGGATTCTAGTTCTAATGATTTGGAAGTTAACAAAGTATATAGAGTTGATCTTATGGATAGCGATGGTGACTATATCAAAATACCAAGACTGGTTGATAGGCGTATTCTTTTAATGGATGCGACTAGTGAACCAGCAGTAAATACACCAGACTAATGGCTAGTAATATAAATTTTCCTGAAAATTCAGCACTTTGGTTTGTAGAAGGTGATAAGCTTGCACTTATAACAAAAACTGATAGTAGCGGTAATTCTAGGACTACAGATAGAAAACTTTACAAGGCTATTCAAGAATCAATTACTGATGGCCTTTTGATTCATTATTACGGTGAGCCAAATAGTGTTGTATCTATAAATGATACACCTGATATTGACAATACGTTACATGTAGCTATTGTTGATTATGTTAAGAAATGTTTGTACATGGATAAAGCTGGAGCATCAAGCGATCCGGGTGTTTCACAGTCTGCTATGCAGATGATGGTACAGCATGAAAGAAGATTTAATGAAACTGTAAAGCGTTATGGTATGAGAAAAAGGGATAAGACTGGCGGTACTCGTGCAATCTTACCTTACGATTTTAGATAAGCTTTACAAAATTAATGCCTTAGTGGCGGTGGTGGTGGGTTATAAGGAGTTGTCATTATGGCTAATCCAAATAAGTTTACAACAAAAGAAGTATTAAATAAGGTACTCCTAGATTCCTCAGGAAATGCCGTCACCGCAAATTCAGTTACAGCACAAGAAGCTTTAAACACTGTTTTAGATACTACCAACAATAGATTAAATATGTCACTAGCTGGTGGTACAATCTCTGGAGACGTTACAATCAGTGGAGACTTAACCGTATCTGGTAGTAATACATATACATACGATGAACAGATAGATGGTCAATTATGGTTAAAAGACTCTACAACCAGTAGTGCAACTCAAGGTGGACATTTAAGATTATTTAGTGATGATGGGGCGGCTATGGCGGCTGG